GTTGCGGGAAATCCTGGCCCGTCGCCCAACTCCTGAAGACCCCTGCCTTCCGCACGTTCAAACTCGCCGTCCCCACGACCGAGCTGAGAGACGAGTGGAAAGGCCTCATGGAGCCTCGGGACCAGGACAAGTGGCGTTTCGGCACCTGGGAGTCCTCATTGCTCAAGTCCGCGCGCACCCTCGTTATTGACGAGGTTTACAAGATGCCGCGTGGCTACCTCGACCTCGCCATTCACGCCGACGCCTCCATTCAGTTCGTGATTCTCCTTGGCGACCCCATCCAAGGCGAGTATCACTCGACTCACCCCAGCTCGTCCAACGCTCGGCTTTCTCCAGAGCACGTTTATCTCCGCCCTTACATCGACTTCTACTGCTTCTGGAGCCGTCGCATCCCACAGTACGTCGCCACCATTCTCGGGGTCCCTTCCACTTCAAAGGTCTCCGGCTACGCTAGGCATTCCAGCCAGTTCCCGCTCAACGGCAAGATCCTCATCTCAGCCATGACCTCAGCGAAAAGCCTTGTCGATTGCGGGTACCAGGCCATCACCATCGCCAGCAGTCAAGGATCCACCGTCAACGGCCCCGTTCATATCCACCTCGATAATCATGCCCGCCGTCTCTCTCATCAGCATTCTCTCGTCGCCATCACCCGATCCCGAGCCGGCCTAGTCTTCACCGGCGATCCCTCCGTGGCCGACGGCACCTCATCCTCCAACCTGCTCTTCTCCGCAGTCCTCATGAATCACCCCATCTCGGTTCGATCCCTCTTCAGTGCGCTGTTGCCTCGCTGCCCTTTCGTGGAGTCCCCACCCACTTCTCGGTCCGTGCTCCTCCGTGGCGCCGGCTACGGCTCAGCCCCTCCTCTCCGCCCAAGAGAGAGCCCGCCAATGCGTCCTGACTTTCAGGGCGACGTCATAGCCGACCTTTCCGCCCCCTTCCTCGGTGATGGCTCATCCAACGCCCCGCAAGTCAGCACCCACTTCCTGCCGGAGTCGCGTCGTCCGCTCCACTTTGACGTCCCTTCCGCCCGACATCAAGTGGCTGACCATCCTCTCAAGCCCGACCACTCGGCCTGCGCGATAGAGCCAGTCTACCCCGGCGAAAGCTTCGAGCAACTGGCCGCTCTTTTCTTGCCTCCCACCGACGCTGAAAGCAAGGAAATCCGATTCCGCGGCGAGCTCTCAAATCAATTTCCCCACCTCGACAAGCCGTTCGAAATCAGCGCCCAGCCATCGAGTCTTCTCGCGCCAGTGCACAACTCTAAGCATGACCCCACGCTTCTGCCCGCGTCCATAGCCAAGAGACTGCGGTTCCGACACAATGACTCTGCCTACACCATCTCGGCTCGCGACGAAATTTTGGGGGGTCTTCTATATGAGGCCTGG